GCCCTAAATCACCTTTAACACCGTCGTCACCTTGACTACCTTTATCACCAGTGGAGCCTTTAGGTCCTAAGTCACCTTTGACACCTTTATCACCAGTATCACCTTGACTACCTTTATCACCTTCAGGTCCTAGATCACCTTTGACACCTTTATCACCTACAACACCTTTATCACCAGTAGAGCCTTTAGGTCCTAAATCACCTTTGACACCGTCGTCACCTTGACTACCTTTATCACCAGTGGAGCCTTTAGGCCCTAAATCACCTTTAACACCGTCGTCACCTTGACTACCTTTATCACCAGTGGAGCCTTTAGGTCCTAAGTCACCTTTGACACCTTTATCACCAGTATCACCTTGTCCACCTTTATCACCTTCAGGTCCTAGATCACCTTTAACACCTTTATCACCTACAACACCTTTATCACCAGTGGAGCCTTTAGGTCCTAAGTCACCTTTAACACCGTCGTCACCTTGAGTACCTTTATCACCAGTGGAGCCTTTAGGCCCTAAATCACCTTTGACACCTTTATCACCAGTATCACCTTGTCCACCTTTATCACCTTCAGGTCCTAGATCCCCTTTAACACCTTTATCACCTACAGGTCCCTTAGGCCCTTGATCACCTTTATCTCCTAATACACCTTTAGGGCCTTGATCACCTTTAAGACCTTTATCACCTTTATCACCTGCATCACCTTTTGGCCCTTTTGGTCCTCCGTCACCTTTAACACCTTTATCACCCTTTTCACCATCTTTTCTTTGAGAATATACGGTTGGTGTAGACCAGGTGCTGGTCTGAGGACTCAAACCGTTCGAGGTAAAAGTTCTTTTAGACTGATATACAATATCTAAATCATTAATTAAGCTTGGAGGAGTAAGACTCCAATTTACATTATTGTCTAAAGGATTTTCAAATGTTCCATGAGTATCATTGATAGAATTATTGAGAAGTCTAAATATAGTCACTTCTCTTGTAATTATAGGGTCTAGACTAGCATCTATAACTGTGTAAGGTTGGAATTTATATCCTGCGGAAGTTTTATATACGTTGGCTATTATACAATCATTGTCATAATCGAATAAAAAGTTAGGCATAAAGAAGTTTTCAGCCGATATTGCAACTCCGTCAGCTGCAGCACCCTCTTTATTAGCACTTGAATCAACCGTCATTAAAGTATCGCTTTCAATATGACTTATGGAAGCAGAATATTTAATAGTAGTTCCGTCAAGAATAAAGATAGGGTCCCCAACTCTTAAACTTAGAAAAGAAGTTCCTACCCCTACGACACTACTTGAATCTAAAGCATTACTTATTGTACCCGATTGCTGTACCAATCCATTAGTTATAGCATTATTGTTACCTGTACCTGAATCATACCAAAATCTTTTATGTGCAGTAGGCTTATGATACTTTAAAAGTTTTAATGGATCTGCCGCATCGGACATATCCATGACAAGATAGCATAATTGGGGCATAAAGTCGCCAGTATAATCACTATCAGACAAAGTAATAGTAGGCATACCAGAAACATCTTGTTGAAAAGTAGCGGCATCCGTGCTTGTATTTTGAAATACTTTACTACCTAGCTGCGGAGAATTGAATCCGTAAGTATTCTCTCTAAATCCCAAAGTTGGGTTTGTTACACTTATATCTAAGAATAAAGGATCACTTGCATGCCCTCCAAAAACTACACCTTCCGGCATTCTATTTAATGAATCTACAAGTTTCTTAGTAACTGTGAAAGTTTTCGTTACAGCCGTAGACTTTCTACCATATATATCCACGGTTCTTATAGATATAGTGTAAGTACCAGAAATAAGATCGTTAAAAACATACTTAAAATCTTTCACTTCTATAGGACTTATAAGGTCTGCTATGTCATGACTTATTTCAAAGAAAGAGACATATTTAAAATATTTTTCAATTACCTCTGTATTGGTAGTACCGTCCTCCGGATTTTCTACACTTACCCCAGCTGCAGTAGGAGGAGTCCATCTAAGCTCTACAGAGTCTCCTACGCCAGTTGAATCCTGTCGTTGTTCTACTGTTATTTCTGAAGGTTTGGGCACAGAAACGTCGTTAGAGATACTATACTCGGGATATATAACATCTACTGTAGGAGTGGCTATTCCTGATTCTATTTCTTCATATTTATTATTATAATACTCTGCAGCTACAATCTCTGTTTCATTTCTATCTGTCTCTGCAATAGACATCACTTTATATTCTTTTGATTTTTTCTCAAAAGCAACAGATCCTGTTAACTGTGTAATCATCCATACATCACTAATGTTAGGATTAGTGCTAAAACCAGGGTTAACAGTTATAGTATTTGTGGTTACCTGTCCACCTGAATTATTCGTTATAGGTCTATTTTCTACTCTGAAATGGTCTTTCCAGTTGATATTTATAGTGTGCTTTCCTTCAGATGACCTAAAAGCATTTGAAGCTTTCTCAGTGGTATCAATATCTACCAAACTAAATGGTGGAGAAACATTAGGCCGTGGATCTCTAATCCACGCTTTAGGTATTAAATCTCCATTATTGTATATTATATAGCTGCCGTCAGACTGCTCAACAGCAATTTTCTCTGCTGAATATGCTCCTGGCTTTTGAACAATCATACTCATTTCATATGTTGCCCCATTCGCAAGAACAATATTATCGTCTATAGGTATGCTTGTAGGAGTCGGAAATTCTGTTATTAGTTGATTACTATAAACATCTAAATCTGTTATTATTGAGCCACTCCAGTCTTTAAAATCGGCAAGAGCGGGTGTAGTGGTTGAATCATAGCCCGGTATAACAGAGCCTCGAGTTCCCCAACCACCAGCATTCCCATCAGACCACTGATTACCACTAAGATTAAACCCCTGGCTAGCCGAAGTAAAGAATAAGCGATTATCAATCCAAAACCTTAGCGTACCTCCTCCGGTTGCTGTAGGATGTATCTCAATAGTTATTATATGTGCTTCGTCATTAAACTCAGGAATCTCTATAAGAGGGATAAACGTATCTATTTTAGTCGGCGAACCACCACCAGAATTACCAGTGAGGTTACCTGTTCCGCATCTTATAGCAAGGCTAGGAACTGAGTTACGTACTACTTTTGCTATAAGAGTACCGGAACCTGTACCACCGTGCTGAAACAGTACTTCCTCGGAATTAGTAAAAGTACTTGGAAGTACAACTGTTCCTTGAAGAACTACAGGCTGCCCTCTTTGTGTACTATTAAAGCCTGTTGCATCTACAGATCCTATACTTCCTGCAGCGTACGAAGTAAGTTTTGTTAAATTTTCTGTAAGTTTTCCGGAGACTCTACCGCTAAGACGTTCCTGATATCTATCTGCATCTTGAACATTTATAACATCTCCTGGATAAATATAAGATCCGTTTATTCCTGTTGAAAAGGATACAATTTCTTGCTGATTTAGTGCAGTCCAAAGCTTCCATCTACCATACCTAGTAGCTTGCCCTCTTGAAGTACATCCATAGGCAAAAACACTTTCTGATAAAAGTTTTCCCGTAAGTGCAATATTTTCTTTATCTTCAACAATTAAAGTTTCTATTTTATAAGAGTTTTCAGGATTATTCCACTTAACTACTATCTGGTTAACCATAGTCTTACTACCTGTAGACTCATAGGAAAACGCACCATCAATTACATTTGATTTGGAAAAGGTATATACAGGGCCAGAAGGCTGATCTTGAATAGGTACTAATTTGCCGTCTAAAAAATATAACATAGTTAAGAAGTTAGTAGATATATCTTTTAAAACTTTAAGAGCATCTGCTTTTTTAGCTATGTAGGTATTGAGAGTGTATCTAGGCTCACGCGCATTGCTGCCCAGGCCTGTAGGAACTAGCTCGTCACAATATCTAGCTATTCTATATAAGGCATATTTATCTAAGTCTGCTTCACCTATGAAATCTCCCAGACCGTAACGATCATTAGTGATTATATCATAGTAAATCCAGGCTGGATTATTGGTATAAACTAGCGTATCTCGAAAAGCTCCATCCCAGTCTTGATGATCCCCGATGATACCTGTGAAGTTCCTAGGAACTTCACCTGTAGAGGGTATTCTATTATATGATGCCTTAACACTGTTTTGCTCTTCTCGAGTAACGTAGTTAGAAGGAACCTTTACCAACATACCTCTAGTATGGTAGGTTCGAGTTGGGACATCTGTAAAATATCTAGTATTATAACTTACTTTTGCGAGTGCTGTTAAAGGATAATTTAACTGTTCTTCAAAATGAGCTGTAGTACCAGAAAGATTACTTCTAGTAACATTTGTATGGTCAGAAGCTCTTTTCCCTTCGCCATAATAACCTCCGTCTTCATCTGAGTCTACTCTACTTATCGTTAACTGAAAATCGTCAAAAGGTTTAAAAGAGCTCAGATTCAGTTTTTTCTCGAACATAACAGCATTTTTCTTTAGACCTTTATGGACATCTACACCTTCAAATTCTGTACTACCAAAACTTGTCGCTCCATATCTTTTAAAAGCTAATTTAAAGTTATATCTTATATAGGTAGTTCTATCTCTACCTTTATTGTCCAGCTGATAAAAACCACCAGGATATGATATTCTTGTTTTTATAGTAGTAACACTCTCTACTTGAGCACCTGTTAAATTAAATCCAGAAGCAGATGTACCTTCCAGTGTAGTAGGAGAAGAAGACCCTCCATTAGATGTAGTTTGTAATAAAGGTACATTTAAACTAGTGGAGACTGCGAAACCGTCTACACCTTCGGAAAATAGGGTAGCTTGGTTAATTGTTCCTGGTCGAAACTGAACTGAAGTTCCTTGATTTTTTGCCTGATCGTTTTTATCAATAATAGTATTACTAGTTCCTGAAGCAAAATCATATCCGAGATCATCAAAATTGTAAACACCATTAGGAATAATAGAATTTTCTGCAAAGGTAACTGTGCTACCATTAATTGCTACGACCTCTACGATTTGGTCAACATGCATTGTAGCCGATATCTTGTTGTAGCCCGTTGAGTTGCCTCCCGCCTTCTTTCCAGGGTTATAGTTATTTTGACTTGTCCACGTTTGTCCATCAAAAATACCCTCGTAAAATCTAAATACCAGCGGGTCCGATAGTAACTCACCTGCTTTATTGTGGACATTAAATCTGTCAAAGGATCTTCCTCTGGCATTATAATTATAGGAACCGCCTGTTTTTACAAATCTTATAGGAGTGTAGTTACTTATCGACTTACCGCTGGTTGTCCAATTATTTGTATTGATGCCATTAAGCTGACTTTCATTTTCTATAACAAAATAATCGTCTTTCTTGTTAGAGTGGCTAAGCTCGCCGGTTACTTTATATACACTTCTAATCGCAAAATATCTTTTTTTATTGCCCGTATTATCAGGAGCCATTTCCAGAGTCAGACCAGCATCTAGAGTGGCATCATCATTATTTTGTACAATTGTTATTTTTAATTCTGTTGAAGCCAGATTCTGGGCAGTATAAAGAGAATTATATTGACTATCATCATTTAGATATACACCGCTAGTACCTCCTACTAGGCCTGAGATCGGCCCTTCAGAAATAATGTCAGTAATGGCAATTGTTTGCTCTTCCTTTCCTAATTTTGTAAGTTTTTTTATTGTCATTTTATGCCCCTACTGGACTTTCCGGAGTTAGTGATGCTGCGCTTATAGAGCCGTCCGCTTCTAAAATAGATGTTGGGTTTATGTAAGAACCGTTAATAATATTTAAAGATATAGGTCGTCCAGGTACTCGTAATTCCCCATATAAAATAGGAACAGGGTCCCCTTCTTGCATATTTTGAGAATCTCCATCAAATAAATAATTTGTAGGATTTATATCCTTTTCTGCATCAGGAGCCATAATCTGCATCAGACCCGTCATAGCTAAGTTAGTTGCTACACCTACAGCTATTTTTCCCAGAGTTGTTCCTGCCCCTGCCTTAATCATAGCTCCCCAAGTCATATTAGGGCCGACAGCCGCAGCAGTACCCAATCCACCACTTAGAATAGGTAATCCAATTGTAATTAATGCAACAGCTGCAAGTATCTTTCCAAGACCACTTTTTGAACCTGCAGTAATTATAGACATATATACATCCCCTTCTTTTAATGCAGTAGATATATCTTCATTTTCGAGATTTTCTCCTTCTTCACCACATTTTATTGCAATAGCTATATCTTGCTCATGACACTCTCTTAGATATTGAGAAAAAGTAGGTCTGTTTGCATTTATACATTTAAGAATTTCTGTACACGAGGTGGCTTGAACTCTGAAGCTATCTCCAAAACGCTCGGCTAATTCTCCTTGTAAATATACATTACGGTGCATATCTATAAACTCCTGTTATATACTTTTTCCAAAAAGGATATATGTTTTCTTTGCAAGATAGTCTGTTTTCTGCATGATGAAAAAACATATCATTTCCTAAGTATACTCCGCAGTGGTTACCCACTTGTGCTTGTATTGAGAATATAAGAACGTCGTTTTTTTGCATTGAGTCGTCCACTCTTATATATCCATAATCTTTTATAATTTTATCTGTAAAATAGTCTAAATCTTTTTTCCACCAGTCGTCTTCAAAGGCAGATCTAGGAGGTATATTAATATCTTTAGATGCAAGATAGTCTCTAATAGCTTCAAAACAATCATTTACTCCAAATTCATATTCTCTTCCATATAAACGTTTTGTTGCTCTTTCAGGCTGTTGTACGTGTAATTCCATGTCGGGATAACTAAATATATAGTAAGGAATATTTACAGTATTGCAATATTTTATATCTGATTCGCTAGGTTTACAACTAGCATCAGGATGGCTATGTACAATTCCAATTATATCCCCCTTTTGCGATATATTCATATACTCTGTAGAGTCCAATATAAAATCATCGTTGTTTTCGGCTACATTTGTAATAGGTTGCCATACGCGCATACCTTTAATTACTACGAAAACTCCGCAACCCTCTCTAGGATAGCACGATTTAAAATGCTCCTTTATTTCTTCTATAAACTGCATTAGTTAAACTTTGCTGCTCCCGGAAAAGAACCAAAAGGTAAAGTTACACCTAATTTTTTAGTTTGAGACATTACTGCTTCCCATTGACCATTTATTTGCACTGTACTTAGTGACTTTCCTGCAAATCTACACTTACAGCCATTTAAAGTTTTTGAACATAACTCTTCTTTTCTCCAGTTAGGAGAAGTTAATGTAGGAGAATTAGATGCCGATGAAGTATGGGCTGCTGTACAAAACCACACTGTATCTAAAAGAGAACCGTTGGGAAGTGTAATTTCTAGTCTAACTAAATCTCCTTGTGCATAAGATTGTGCTGCTGCCCAGTGAGTATAAGTTCTAATTTCTTTCCAGTGTTCGAGAGGTAGAGATTCAGCTGCCGACAGAGAAGTAGTAGCTATAAAATATCGCCCAGTAGTGGAATACGCGACTATTGAATTTTTGGCATAACTAGATGAAATGCTAAAGGCCGCAGTACTACTAAATCTATCTACATGTGCCATAGGGTTGTCATTTACATCAAAAAATGGCGTAAATAAGTTAGTTGGTAAGTCAGCATTAGTTCCTGATGGATCATAAGTCCCAGGGCTACTAGGCCATAAACATCCTCCTTTTCCATGCGTCTCGTAACCTTGATACTGCCAACTACAGTATTTACCTACTAATGTCCTTCTAGGAAGAGTTATTCCTTCTAAATCATGTATTGACGATAGTTCATAAACTACGGACACATTATTTTCTGAGGCTATACGATCAATAGTATATACAACTCTGTTAAACTCTATAGGAGGATTAGAAAGGTCTGGAGATTCTCCATACAGGTATTTTTTTAGTGTCTGCCTTCTTACAATTCTATGCCCTATTAAATCTTTCATCGAACTCCCTGAAAGAGCAGACTTAAAAGCATTTCCAACATTTGCAACGGTAATAGTTGGCCTATTTATAGCACCGTCTGAAGCCTGCTCTAGACCATCCAAAAGTACTGGAAATGGTACATAAGTATTTATCTGAGAGTTGTTCAGATAGTCTCTAAATTGTATATTTGATAAGTCGTCATCTAATCCAGTGTGGAGATATATAGTGCCTCCAGGCGACGCTATTTCAAGTAAAGTAACTAAAGGACTATCTATAGTCTGTTTTTGTGCATCTGTTGCTATAAGGTCTGTCATAGTTCATAAACTCTTCGTAAAGAAACGGATAAACTATAAAAATTATCATATTGGTAGTTTGTATTATAGTCGTCACATACTGTTTTAACTGTTACTGGAGAATCGCTATTGTTTGTATTAGGTATTACAAAATTAAAAGAAGTTACTCCTTTTGTAGAATCTAAAAAAGTAACTAAATCGTCTATCTCTTCTTTCGTTCTATTGGCATAGTTTAAAGAAAAAGTTTCTTTAATTGAATTGATGCCGTCTGCTATTCTTTGCTCATAACCATCCCCAAAAGTTGCAAGTAAGACCTTAGGTTTTGACGTTTTTGTCATAGACCTATCAGGTGTATAATATTTAGCATTTAAAGAATCATATATTCCAGTAGTCATTATGCTGCTCCATAGGGGCTAAGAATGCCACCTGATCGTTTTTGATTTTGTAGTTCTTTTTGTACTGCCGAAGCTATGGCTCTACCTAGATTCTCTGAACCGGGCCCGTTTTTAGACTCAACACTTGTTTGTCCTTCATTGCTAACATTTACTACGACATTATTTACCGAGCCTTGTTGTCCCTGCATATCTACAGGTATTGATTTTCCATTAGGTAGTGGAACTATAGCCTCTGTACCATGTAAAATTGCTGGGTATCCGGAATCTCGCCCTTTTGCTACGCCCCCAGCAGAGTATCCAGAAACTTTTTTACCATCAGACATCACACCGCCGTATCTATTATGAATACCTAAGAAATCGCCCATACTTGACCCCGCAGGGAATAGGAATTTAAGAGCTTGCATAGCAAGAGCCTCTGCTACAAGTTTAGCCATCATTTGTAGCATAGTTTGAGCCATTGAACCAAATGCTTGCTTAGCATCCATAGTACCATCAACAATACTTTGAAAAGCCTTTGCCATACCAGAGGATAATGTGTCACCTAATTTTTGACCCGCTCTTGTTAATTCATCTGTTTGCTCTTGAGTTACATCTCTAACTTTCTCTGCTAGTTCAATTTCTCTTTCCATATGCGCTACTTTAGTAGCATGATTTTCTTTTTCCTCTGCGGACATAGTACTTTTTAGTAGAGCATTATGATTGTCTAATTCTAGTTGCTTTTCTGAAAGTGCGATAACTGCTGATCTAGCCGCAAAATCTGCTTGTTGTTGTTCTTGGAACAATTTTGGAGTACCAACTGCACCTGCTTTATCAATCGCTAAATTATTTTTAGTATCTGCGATAGTCTGTGCTCTAGTTTCTAATTCTGTTAAAGTAGCAATATATGCGTCTAAACCACCCTTCTCTGCAAATTTTTCGTCAATCTTTGCTTTTATGTCAGTTGTGAGACCTAGCTTTTCTGCGGATTCTGTGGCGGCGGTTCCCATCTTATTTAGATCTTCAGCAAAAAGTTTAACGCCTAGAGCAGTAGCACCTTTTAGAGTAGTTCCCATATCAGCAAGTTTAGTATTAGCACCTTCAATATTATTTGTCATTCTTCGGGCATCGCCAATAAGTTCTTTTACCCCGCCTTTGCCCGTAAAGTTTTTCTCGTCAAGAGCTTTACCAATAGTAGGGGAAAGTTCCGCCATATCACCAAAACTCTTTGCAATGGCTTCAAATGCTTTTTCTTGTTTTCCAGAATCTTTTATTGTTAGAGCATTGCTCATTAACTGTTCTATATTAGATGTTTTTATAGCATTTGCTGCTGCTACACCAAATTTAGTCGGATCAAACTTAGGACTAGTTTTATCAAAGACCTCACCTTGCATAGTTTTTGCAAGTTCTGCTGCTCCGCTTCGTGCATCATCTTTTACAGAGTTAAGAGTCTCTGTGTCTTGAAGACCTTGTTGACGCTTCTCTTCATAAGCAGTAAAACCTAGTTTATCATTGCCCGCTTTCACTAGACCATCTATACCTTCTTTTATATTTTTAGTATCGAACGGTGCTATTTTGTCAATCTTGTCTCCAACAAAAGGAATCTTCTGTACATTACCGATAACAAAATTAATGGCTGTAATTATCCCATTTACAATAAAACCAAAAACATTTAGTATACCTTTAGCTATGGCACCTATTGCTCCTAATATTTTTGTAGGTGCATTTACTATTGTCATTATAAGATCGTAGATCATTTGAATTACGCCCAAAATAACAGTAGCCTTCATAGCCATATTCATAGCTTTACCCATTCTCTTCGCAGCCTTACCGGCCATAGTCATTGCAGGAGCAAGTTTTTTTCTAATAACAGCCGCGGCTCTTGTAGTTTCCAAACTAAATCTTTTCATAGCCCTTCTCATTCCGAAAGTAGATTTTTTGGTTTTAGCTTCTGCCATTTTCATGCTACGAGAAATGTCTTGGACTACTTTTTGAGATACACCTTTAAATATACCTGTAGTGACTTTTCCAGACTTTTTCATTTGTCTTTCATAAGAATCTAATGCTTTTTTCAGATTAGTTTTATCAGCACCTTTCATTGTTCCTGCGGCTGCTCTTTGCAAAACAGGAGAATCGCCTCCCCCTTGCTTTAGGGCTTTTTTTGCGCCTGACTGCATACCCGTCTCGCCTTTTGCTCGAGTTTGGTCAATTGTTTGTTTTATCTCTTTTAGTTTATTTTTATAATTATCAAGAGTTTTCTGGGCTTGTATGGCTTTTTGATCTTGAGTATTGAAAAAGTTTGTAATACTGTTTTTCATATCTCCAATAAAAGGCATATTCTTAATAATACTTATACCAATAGCACCAAAAAATAATGCAGCTGCTGCAGCGTTTTCGTTTAGGAAGTTTGCTAAGAATTTAAGAGGTGGGAGAATAGCCCCTGAAACAGCTTTTGCAATATCTGAAAAAGTTGCTCCAAGTTTTACAAAAGGGTTTTCAACTCCTTCTTGTCCTGCAGTTACCATTTCTAATTGTTTCATTGTTTCTAAGTATACTGCTTGTGATTTATCAGCAGTAGATAATGAATCAGCAGCTACCCCTAGAGAGTCTGCATACGCTTTAGTAGCAGTCTCTAGTCGTAGAGTAATACCTAATTCATCTAGTAATTCTGGTTCTGCTTTTGATATACCTCGAACGAGACGATCAAAAGAATCAGTAAAGTTTCTGCCCAATACATTCGACACTGCTAGAGCGCCCGAGGCTATCTCATTCATCTGACCTGCGGAGAATCCTTTTGCGACACCAATAGCAGAAGCCTCTGCTGCTGCTTGGAAGTCTAGCATTCCTTTCGAGGCTGATCGTAGTTGGGTGGTAAGACTAGACATCTGAACACCCGTATTTTGTGCGAACGATACCTGACTTGCTTCTAGTTGAGCAATATCAGCTGCATTCTTTAAGAAGTTAAAAGCTGCGGAAAGTGCGAACACACTAGCAGCAAAAGTAGCATAAGCGCCTACTAAGCCGCCCATGCCTTGCGACATTTTTGAGAAGTTTTTACTTGCGTTCGCAGAGGTATTTGCAACGCCTTTAGTATTTCTATCGGCAGTTCTGGCACCTTTTGCAACGCTATCTAGACCCTCACCGGCTTTCTTTGAATTGAGAGCCATTTTTTTAGTAGAGCCTTTATCATCTACTTTTACATCTATCTCTACTTTATTCTTAGCCATTAGCCTTTAACGTTATGGGTGTAATTTTTTCCACCGCCTGCAGATTTACGTTCTTCTGCCTTTCTCTTATGTTCTGCTTTTTTTGATCTATGGGAAATAATTGTTCCTTCCCAGAGCTTCATGATATAAAGTATAGTACTTTCATCACTTACTTTATATACTTTAAATAAATATTCTATTCCGTCCCATAACTTTCCTAGATAAGACCCCGACATACCCTCCCAGTTATCAGGTAAAAAGTCAAATATAAAAAATGCCACTTGAACCTCATGAGGAAAATCTGATAAGGTTAGTGGCATCTTATTGGTATCGGGTTGCTCCCCTAGCTGTTCACAGAGTAGTAAGTACTTGTCTAAATTAAAGTTTTGATCTAGTTCTTCTACGTAACGATCAAGTAGACCTCTAATCTCGTCTACTTGTCCCCAGTAAAATTTTCTAGTTCACTCACTGTTTCTGTAACCCAAGAGTCAAAATCTGTAGAGTTTTTCATTAATAATTCTGCATTTTCTTGAGTAAAAGGGAGTTCATCGTCTGGATCTAATTCCGTAATATCGACCAATAGAAGCTCTTCTAAGTAACGATATTTTAGATTACTCCAGTTTTTAATTACTCCTTTACAGTATTCTGTTAAGAAACGATCTTCGTCTAAAATTTCTTCGGGTTGACGAGTCTTTTTGTCAAATTTTGTGGTTACACACTTCTTGCGAAGTTTCATTAACTCTTCTCTAGCTAAGTAGCAGAGATCTACTGTCATACCTGCATAGCCAGGGAAATCAAGAGTTACGGTTTTGCTAGGAGTCATTAGACTCGCTAAAGAAATAGGGGTATCGCTCATTGTTGTTGTCCTTTATAAATTTAGGGAATAAAAAAGGGGGTGAAAATCACCCCCTCTTTCGATTTTCTATTACATAGTATAGTCGAAATAACCATCAATGTCAAGAAATATTTTTTGCTAGGTAAGGCTTACAAGGTTTGACCTTTATATTCTATACTACACTCGTTTTTACCGTCAATAGCACTTGGTAAGGCATGGAAATTAACCTCTATTGAGATAATATCATCAATAGAATGAGTCGGTATTTCCAAATGACAAGTGGGCATAGTTAGCTTCAATCTAGGGGCACTGTCGCCTCCAATACTAAACACCGCATTATGGCTGTTAATAATACTCGTAGTACCTTCTGCAATATCTTCAAATAACTTCGCACTAGAGTTGCTTGCACCATTTAAGTAGCAAGTAAAGTTACCACCAATATTTCTAGTACCTGTTACATGCCCGATTGGCTGATTCACTACGCCCATTGTCTCTGGGGTAAGGAAAGTAATATTGTTAGAAATTGTAATATTACCTCCAGTTAGAACTAATCCATAAGTTGTGGTTGAATTATTCAATGCCAAAGAAGTTAGACGATTACGAATAAAGTTATTTGTAGCAGTTGTACCCTCATCAACAGTTGCAGTAATAGAACCATCAGTTTCTGAAATTAGCTCACCAAAACCAGACCAGTTAATAGTTGCAAGACCTTCAATATCAAAATCAATTGCAGCTTCATTTACAACACAACCTGCAACCTTATATACTTGTTTTTGAGATTCAGCGTTAGCCGAACCAATTACAAAGTAAAGATTAAAAGTACCTAATGTTGCTACATTAGATTCTTCAAAGTCAAATGCTAGCTTATCTGCATTTCTAGTATTGAATCCTGTAAATAAATCAGAAGCAGATGCAGTAATACTTTCTACAGTTACCTCAATATCCCCAACTACATCAGTAAGGGGAGCCCCTAAAGCACTTGCTAAAGCTTCTGCAGATACAAAGAGCTTGTCATTTGCAGTATAACCACTGCCTTTAATAGTTGCATGTATAACTGCACTAACTACGCCAGAACCGTTCACAGTTACAGTTAGTTTTGCATTTCTACCATTACCATCAGTAGTAGTGTTTACATCAACAGACTGTTCAGTAAGGTCAGTATCAGTAGCGGGACCAGTATAACTGCCAATTGCATTCACAGCTCCATCACTATTGCTTGCCGAAACATAGTCACCTTTACCAATCATTGCTCCCCAAAGAGCTTCTTCAACGGCATAAGTAACACCATTAGTATAACCATCAGTGCCTCCTGAAATGAAAGGACGAACATAAGTTGTAAAACTCCACTCTGCTGGAGCATAAGAATCGTTAAACATTCTTCTGCCTCGACGAGTTTCGTTTCCAGTAGTTGACATTTCGTTCAATGTAACTTCTGAAGTGTTTGTTGCTTGAGAGAATGAGTATCCATCAAGTACAGGTATTTCATACCTCAAAGCGCTAGCAAAAGGTGCCCCTGTATCAGGATCAATAGGTTCTAGAAAAACCTTCGTATCTCTGCTAAAATATAGTTTATCTGTCATAGTTTATCTCCTATGTTTCTTGAAAAGACAAGGACGTGAACCTTTGTTCGTGCCTGTATTTTCTAGTATCGAACCTCAATGAGTATTTCACCTACTCCTAAAGGTTCAAGTACACCTTCATCAGTATCTAAACTAATGATTGTGATTTGTTGCGTATACTGAGTTTTTCCTGTTCTATCGGTATACTCTAAACGCGAGTTAGTTTCTAATATGGTTTCTACATCTTCTAATAGCTCATCTAGTGCTTGTACTGAGTCTTCGTCTTGTACATAACAACGTAGAGTAATAGAAAGAAACCTGTCTTTGTAACCGCCTCCCTGGTACTCTCGTGTCTCGGAACCGGCATTTAGGTGAACTGCAGGAAACTCCTCCACTTCATCCCAAAATTTTAGTCGAGGAGAAACATTTTCACCTAAATCAGTAAGAAATGCTCCTTGCCCTTTTATATCTTTTAACTTCTCAACAAGAGCATTTACTATTCCTAATCTTCGGGTTGTGTAATCTCTTGTTGCCATTATATTCTCCTAGTATAGAATCGTCCGATTGCGAACTCTGCGGCTATTTCTCGGATGGATCTGTCAATTAATTTTCTTGGGTCTCTTTCTGGAGTTGCCCATCTACCGTCCCCACTACCTACCTCAAATACTTGATAAGGATTTCTTTTATAGGTATATCCTATACTGGGAAAGCCGTTTGCAGTTTGCATTACGTCTGTTACTTTTACACTACCTGCAAAAGTACCTGTACGATTTTCAAGTGCAGGCGAATTCATATTTTTTCTTACAGTATCTGGCAGTTCTTTATTTAATACTGCCAAAAGCATCAAAGGCTGACTACTTGCGCTTCTTGCTCTAGCCACTTTTACTTTTCTCTTCTTGGGTTTAACAGCAATTTTATTTTTTGAAGATTTTGGTTTTCTTCCTTTACCCTCTACTTTCCCTTCATAAGACTTTTTGCGTTTTTTAGTTGAAGGACCTTTTATTTTTACATTCTTATTATCTAGTAAAGGACCTATGAAATTAGATACTACTATTTTTTCTCTTTTCTGTATTGAGGAATCGGACCCTTCCATCTCTGGAAAAGCTTCGGCAAACCTTTCTACAGCCTTTTTCAACTCTTTATTTAATTTACCAACCTCTTTTTTATCTGCGGAGGTAGAGGCCCTATTTAATCTTTTACTTTCTAGTCCTACTTTTATGACATCTACTGGAGGTCCTTTATCAGATTTTTCTACAGAAATAGATATATCTTCTGCAAACTCTTGTAAAAACTTATTTACGATAGGATCAGTATTTTTATTTGAAAAAGTACCTATCATATCTCCAATTATTTGAGCTCTTTGACTGTTTACCGCAGAACCCTTTTGGTGTCCAATATCTAAAAAACCTCCGCCTCTGGCAGAGATTTTATCTCGTTTAAAATTCTTTGTTCCTTTATTTAATTCTTTTATCTTTTTATTTAAAGCTTTAATTAAAGGTCTTTGGGCTACTTGTTTCTTTCTTTTAAAAGTATTAAAAACATTTGCTGTTTTTTCTTTTTTTGCTGCAAGAATAAAAGTGAAGCTGTTTTTTGTTCCTACCAAGTCACTACTTATAGTCCACTTTTGTTTTTTTTGATTATAGTTTTTTGGGTTAAACTCCTCATACAGGGTATGAACCATTTTTGTAACGCCCGTTCTTACTATTTGCTTTGTGGCAGGAGTAAGAGATACATTTCTGTTAGAACCCTCAGGATTTTCTCGAGAGTACATTTCAAACTCTACCTGCTCTATAATATCTTCTACATCAAGAGATATTTCGTGTGTTTTAAAATCACTTACAAGTTTTCTAAAATCCTCTGATCTTTGAAAGACAGACTTTTCTATCTCTGCGACTAAGGCTTTTATATCTTTTTGAGCCATTAGAAGTTTTTATAAAGATCTAATACTCTTTTAATATGGTCAGGGAACGCAACGTTATTTCTCTGACTTGAAGAGCTTTGATTTTGTATGCTAGCACCCGCAATAGTTTGACGAGCTTTATGTTCATCTTTATGATAGTATGTAATCAAATCAATAACTGCCAATTTTAAATCTGAAGGACAGTCTGCATATCCTGCATTATAATTTACTTCTACAGCTCCTGGACCTGTTTCCCAGTTTTGTGCTGTACCACTAGAAGTAACTCTGTATATACTATCTGTACCTGTTTCTATATAGTAATCTGTATTTGCTACTAAAGTTTTATAACTTGATGATAAACTATCTCGTTCTCTTACAGAATGGACTAATACTATAGGGCACTCTGTAAGTTGCACAATATTTGTTGCCCAGTTAATACTGATAGTTTCTGTTTTAATATTATTATAACTAGGTAGAGTAGCTGTACTATAAAAATCTGTAATGCTACTTCCACAATAAGTTTTTACTAATTGAGTTACAGAATCAATTAACAGCTCTAATTTAGTATCGTCTTTAGTAGACTGAATACCTTCTGCCGTTTTATAATCTGATAAGGTTATAAGAGCATTTGTCGAGGGTTCTGTATATGCCATAATTCTATAAGTCCATTAGTAAAAACTTGGGGGAGGCGAACCTCCCCGAAGTTTAAAAGTAAAAGTATTACTATTAAGCTGATGCTGCTGGGTAACGAATAATCGAAGCAGAAGCATTATCTGCAACCAATCGGTCGAAACCAACTGACTGACTAGCAACAAGGTTAGTCTTCTGATTAACAACAGAGTACTCAGTCTCGAAGTTTACACCACCAAGACGTGGACGTACAAAGTTAGCAGTATTAACCATCATACCTGCAACATCCAATGCTGTAGCTGAAGGCATAACGTCAGAAACTACAACCTTAATACCGAAGATACTACCAACTTCACCAGTTAGTTTAGTAGCTAGATCGCTACCAATTTCTGAGATGTCAGTAAATCCAGTTGTATGAATGAGTGAGTAATAAACGTCTGGAGCAACAATGATAGCTAGATCATTAGTGTTCTGTCCATAAGCACCTAAGTTAGAGCGTAAGCCTGCTAACTGAGCCGGAGTAGGACGACGCTCTACTGCTGCACCCACAAGACCAGTGGTCGCGGTACCTGTAGCAAAACCATTTGCTAGGTTAGCAATACTTAGAGTATTCTCTTTACCAATTAGACCTTTAATACCAGTGCCTGAAGCGCCATGGCCTGCAAGAATAGCAGTATCAATAGCAACAGCGTGAGCTTTTGCAAGCTGCTTAGTAAGCTGTGGCAATAGTGATACAACTAGTTGCTCATCTAGGTCGTTGGAAAGTGAAGTACCTGCAATCAAACGATAGGCTGAAACAGTAACGTCATCGAAAGAGTAACCTTCTGATCCAGTACCTGTGTCAGTCAAAGAAGTCGCATCAGTAAAGCCACCAGTGTTAAACACAGCCGCTGTAGGCTTTTTAGAAATAGGAAGTACAGTTTTACCTGAACTTACAGCTAGTTCGTCAAAAAGATCGCCTAGTTGGCTTGCATAAGATACTTCGTCAACAAAGGTATTAGAAATAATAGTGTTTAAGCCAGAAGCTGCGTCTGCAACGTCAACGCCTGCTTTTTCGATAACGCCACGACCATAGGCAGTGTCGAAACCTTTATTAGTAATAGCACCTAAAAGTTTAGCATTTAGGAACTCTTTACCAAACGAACTTAGGTCACCTGATGATTTACGATCAGCAAAAGTTTTTTTGCTGTTTTGCATAGCTTCGATTTCAGCTTTCTTCTCTGTAAGTTCAGTACGGAAAGTTTCCATAACTTCTTGTAGAGAAGCGTCTTTTTCAGACATTTTAGCGTCAACGTCTGCCATAAGTTTTTCAACGCCAGTTGCAACACCAGAGTTTACTACACTTTTAATTGATTCTGCTTCTAAAGCTTTCGCTTCAGATGCTTCTTGAGCTGCTTTAGCTTGTGCTTCTTCAGCTGCTTTTTGCTCGGCTTGCTTCATAGCAATCTTAGCAGCAGTATCTTCT